CGGAGGGCTATTTCCGAGCGCGGACAATATTGGCTATAGCGTTATCAAAGCGCCGCAGTTTAAGAATAAGATCCAGAAAGGCGTCAGCGGTCGAGAACTCCGAGTGGCGTATCAGACCGTGCCGACGTGGCTGTTTACGCTCACGTTTGAGTTTTTGCGTGACAATAACGACCAACGGCAGGCGATATTGACGCCCGGCTGGACTTCGACGTATAATGAATTGCAGACGTTAATGGGATTTTTCCTGCAACAACAAGGTTCTTTGTCGACGTTTTTGTTTGACGATCCGACTGATGATAATGTCGTGGCGCAGCAGATTGGCGTCGGCGATGGAACCACGACGAGTTTTCAGTTGATCCGGACTATGAATGGGTTCAATGAACCTATTGTGGCGCCTAATACTATCGGCACCGTGTTCTTTAACGGTGTTCCGATACCGTTTGGGGCGTTTACGGTGAATTACGGTACTGGTGTTATGACATTTGTGGTGCCGCCACCACCGGGGGCCGTTATCACTGCGAGCTTTAATTTCTTTTTCGTTGTAAGATTTGCCGATGATACGGTGAGTTTTGAGAATTTTCTATACCAATTGTGGACTGTAAAAGAATTAAAACTGCAATCGGTGCTGCTATGAAGCCGGCGACGACGGCACTAATCAACTATCTCAATGCCAATGACACTGTGGCTATGGCGGATTTGTGGACCTTTTCAATCGTCGGCAATCTTGTCTTACGGTATGTCGATTATCCTCTGCCGCAGATACAGATTCCGCAGACGAACTTCCCGGGGTCGCCGCTGAACTATGCTCCCTCGGGAGTGCCGTTGACGTTCTTGCGTGGACCGAAGTTTGGCCGGTCGAAAGTCGCGACGAAGGTGGGCATTGAGCCATCGGAATTGGATTTGAATATTTATGCCGATACAAATGTTGATTTCATTGGAGACTTGACGTGGCAAAGTTTCACGTTGGTTGGCGGCTTCGACGGTGCATTCGTCGAATTAAATCGTTTCTTCATGCCCACTGGGAACGATGGCATAGCCGGGCCGCTGGATCCTAGTCTCGGCGCTATTGTTTGGTTCTATGGCAAAGTCGCCACGGCGGAGATTACGCGCACTAGTATCAATATCAAAGTCAAATCATTGGTTAATCTTCTTCATCAGCAGCAGATGCCGAGGAGGATTTTCCAGACCGGCTGCACGCATATCTTCGGCGATGCAATGTGCGGCTACGATCGGATTAATGGCAAGAATGCTTTAGGACAGAGTACTGGTATCGGTGCTGGATCCTTTGGCGCGCAGGCCGGATCAACGCAGTGGAATATACTTGACGCTGGGACTATTTCGCAGAACTTCGCCCAAGGAACGTGCGTCTGTTTGACCGGACAGAACGTTGGTATCTCGAGAGGCATTTCCGGTATAGTCGGCGGCCTTGTAGAACTGACGCGCCCGTTTCCGTTCCCGGTCTCGGCCGGCGATTCGTTCAATCTTCTTCCGGGGTGTGATCATACCATCGCTCGCTGTCAGGCTTTGAATAATCTGGCGCGCTATGGAGGCTTTCCGTATATTCCGCCGCCGGAGCTTGCGATATGAATATGGAGGCGCGACAAAAGGTCATTGACGAGGCAAAGACGTGGTGCGGCACGCCGTTTCATCATGAGGCGCGGGTTAAAGGTCATGGCGTTGACTGTGGGCAGTTATTGATTGCGGTTTATGGTGCTTGTGGCTACATGCCGAAGGATTATCGGCTTGAGCATTATCCGCCAGATTTCGCCCTGCATCGCGATAGAGAGTGGTATTTGTCAATTGTGGAAACCTTTGCTAAGCCCGTTGAGACGCCTCTACCGGGCGATGTAGTGCTGTTTAAGTGGGGGAGATTATACTCTCATGGCGGTATTGTTACGGAATGGCCGGGGATTATTCATGCTTGGGCTCTGTTGAAGGAGGTGATATTGTTTAGCGCCGATCTGCATCCGTTGGCGTCGAAGCCGAGGCTTTTCTTTTCGCCGTTTGACGATGGCTGACGGCGCGAGAGGCTTCTGGGCAGCCCTTGAGCCCGAGGCTGAAGGGACCGATGGGGCCAAGGGCGGCGCGCCGACGCCGTTCGTCAATTCGTTTTTGCAAACCACGCTCGGATCTTTGCGGTATAATACGTCGCAGGCCGGATCGCCGTTGCCGATCGTCTATGGTACGTGTCGCGTCAGTGTCAATTTCCTTGAGTTTTGGGGCTATCAAACGAACACCGGCAAAGGGTCGAAGGGCGGTGGTGGAAAGAGTGGCGGTGGCGGAAAGAAATCTTCGTCGCCAAATTCTTCGGTCTTTGTGGCCTTGGGCATTTGCCAGGGGCCGATAAGTTTTAGTGGGTCGATTTATGGCTCTAACAATGCCAATAGGATTTGGGCCAACGCCGGCATAGCCTATGGGCCGAGTGCTGTCGGCCTCAATGCTATTGTCGGCAACGATGGACAGGCGCCCGACCCGGTCTTTGCGTCGCAGGATCCAAACCAACCCGTTATTGGCTATTCGGGCACTGCGTACTGTACTGGCGACCCGTTGCAGTTGGGTCAAAGCACCGCTGTGCCGAATGTTTCGTTTGAGATTACGGGCTTTATGCGTGGCACGGTCGGGACTGAGTTTCCGAATGACGCCAATCCGGCCTATATTATCACGGATATGATTTCGAATGTTCGATATGGGGCGGGATTTCCGGTGTCGGCCATTGACAGCGGCGGTTCGATCAAGGATTTTGCGAACTACTGTCAGGCCGTTGGACTCGGAATGTCATTGTTGTTGGACCGCTGTCAGCCGGCGGCCCAATGGGTTGAGACTATATGTCAATTGGCCGTGGCCGCGCCATTCTTCAGCGCCGGATTATTGAAGATAGTGCCGTATGCTTTGACGGCATATGCGTCTAATGGCGGCTCGTGGACGCCGAACTTGGTGCCGCAATATAGCGTCGCCGATAGAGATTTCATTGATTGGGGCGGCGATAGTGATCCGGTGATTGTCACTAGATCTGACCCGACGATGGCGACGAACTGGTTTGGCATTGAGTATTATGATGCCTCCAATGCCTATAATCCGAACATTGCCTATTCTTTTGACCAAGGCGCCATTGATCAGTATGGCCTTCGGAATGAGGCCGTGTCTGAAGGTCATGCCTTTACAAGTACCGTTTCGGCGCAGGTTTCGTCTGAGTTGCAATTGCGGCGGAAGCAACTAATTCTTAATACGTTTAAGTTCCAACTCGGTTGGGTCTTTGCATTACTCGATCCGATGGATGTGATTGAGATTACGGACCTTAGGGCCGGTCTCAATGCATATCCGGTCCGAATTACGTCCATTGAGGAGAATGATAATGGCGAGTTGTCGTTCTTGGCCGAGGACATGCCGGGGGTTCCCAGTCAGAACCCACGGTATAATATGGTGGTACCGACCTCACACGTTCCGGGGATTCTTGTTGATCCTGGCCCTGTTAATCCGCCGGTTGTATTTGCGCTGCCGACGGAACTTTCGGACAATCAAGGTCTAGAACTCGCTATTGCGGTTTGTGGCGTCAATCCGGCCCTTTGGGGCGGCTGTTTTGTCTATGTTTCAACTGATGGTAATACTTATGCCCAATTGCCGAGGACGATTACGACACCGGCGCGAATGGGCGTCCTCAGTGCCCCGTGGCCTTTGGGACCAAATCCTGATACTGTCGATGTGTTGCACGTAGATCTTACAGAGTCGCAGTCGTCGTTGACATCTGGCACTCAGGCACAAGCCGATCAAGATGTTACCTTGGCGTACATTGGCCATCCTAATGGCCAATTTGAATGGATTTCGTATACTACGGCCACGCTCCAGGCACAGTATAAGTATGCTTTGGGAGGTTATACACGCCGAGCCCAGTTCTCATCGAAAGTGACGGAGGCGGCACCAGTAGGATCGTCGTTTGTTCGTGTCGATGCGAGTATATATCAAGTGCCGTATCAGGCGAAGCAGATCGGCTCTAATATGTGGCTGAAATTCGTCTCGTTTAATATCTTTGGCGGTGGTCTTGAGAACGTGGCCGATGTGGTTGCGTATGAGATTAAGGTACCGCCGCCGCCGCCGCCGAATGATGTCACGGGCTTTGGTGTAGCACAAAATGGCAATGTGGTAAGTTTTTCATGGAACCCTATTACTGATCCGTTCAATGATCTCATTGATCAGTCTCTTAAGGGATTTGACATAGGATACACGGCGTTTACTACGGGCTCGCCGTTATTGAGCGATACTGGAGTGCCATTGGTAGGCGATGCCGGGCAGGTGTTGTTGTCCGATTCGGCCATTGGTGGGGCCTCCGGAGTTATTCCCGATTGGTCGCAATTTATTCCGCTGACGCAGGTCGCAGCCGGAACTGAGATGACGAATGCCGAAGTGCCGCCAGGAACTTGGGTCTTTGGAATTAGGGCGCACGATATAGCCGATCAATTGTCGCCGGATATTACAACGGCGGTGCTTTCGGTTATTAATGCCAATCAGTCGATTTATTCTAAGGACGAGGCGCCACTTTGGCCTGGCGCGAAGAACGGCTTTGTTAGGCATTATACAGGAGTTTTGACGCCGGAGGGAACTAAGACCGTTGATCAATATGTAGCGCTGGCGCCACCTCCGGTGCCCGTTTTGATCTCGGGCTAAAGTCTCATGGCGATTGTCACTGCGACGCCGAGTCCAGGAAATGTATTCTTCACGGC